CGAACAGTACGACCAAACCGACGGGCCCGACGGTGCGCACTACATGATGCCGTCACCGTTCCCGTACAACTGTTCAGCGTGCGCCTTCTACAACGGTGCACGCGCCTGCGAGATCGTCGCAGGCGACATTGACCCCGCCGCCATCTGTAAGCGGTGGATCGTCCCGGCTGACTTGATCAGCCTTCGTTCGCGACGCAGCGGTATCCCGCTGTCGCTCGCAATCGCTCAGGCCGCCGCACTCGGCTGACTTGAGCAATCCGGCACACGCCGGTCACCGCGCCGCCCACACGCCGCCCCTGAGGGCACCTGTGGGCACCTGGGTGACCACCTGCAGCCGTCCCACATCAGCACAACACTGAAAGAGAGACGACTCACATGAGCGACTTCCTCAGCATCCTGCGCGCCAAGCTGCAGGCACGGATCGACGAGCGCAACGCGGCCAAGGCCGAGCTCGACGCCATTCTTGACACCCCGTCCACCGAAGGCCGCGACCTGAACGACGCCGAGGCCCAGGCCTTCGCCGCCGCGAAGACCAAGGTCACCGACATCGACGCCGACATCGACGGCATCAAGGCCCGCGTGGCCGACCTCGAGCAGATCGAAGCCCGCCAGCACGAAGCCGCCGCCAAGCACACCGGCGTCGGTCGCGTGATCAGCGAGGCCCGCACCTACTCGCGTGAGGCCGAGCGCCGTGACGGCGTGTCGTTCCTCGCCGACGTGGCGTCGTCGTTCGGCAAGGGCTTCGTGCCCGGTGCCGCCGAGCGCATGTCGCAGCACATGACCGAGGAGCGCGTCGAGCGTGGCAACGCCGCTCTCGAAGCCCGTGCCGCTGGCAGCTCGGCATTCGCTGGCCTCGTCGTCCCGGCCTACCTGACCGACCTGGTCGCCCCGGCCGTCGCCGCGATGCGTCCCACCGCCAACATCTGCCGCAAGTGGGAACTGCCCGCCACCGGCATGACGGTGAACATCTCGCGTGTCACGACCGCCACGTCGGCCGCTCTCCAGACCGAGAACTCGGGCGCAAGCGAGACCAACATCGACGACACCCTGCTGTCGCCCGCAGTGCTCACCGCTGCCGGTCAGCAGACGCTGTCGCTGCAGGCGATCCAGCGTGGCATCGGCACCGAAGCCGTCGTCGTGCAGGACTTGGTGCGCCGCGTGCACACCAACCTGAACAGCACCCTGATCAACCAGGCTTCCAACGGCCTCGACGCCATCGCCGGCATCAGCGTCACCTACACGGACGCGACCCCGACGGCGGCCGAGCTCTACCCGAAGCTGTTCGACCTCATCCAGCAGGTGCAGTCGGCGGTGTACATGGGCGTGTCGCACTTCGTGATGCACCCCCGTCGTTGGAACTGGCTGGCTAGCCAGGTCGGCACGTCGTGGCCGTTCCTGCAGGTCAACGGTGCAGGCCCGCAGACCGCTGGCTCGTTCAACGGCTCCGGTGCCTACACCACGACCGCCGACGGCGTCACCATCGCCGGCACCCTCGCCGGTGTGCCGGTGATCCTCGACGCGAGCATCGCCACCAACTTCGGTGCAAGCACCAACGAGGACCGCATCTACGGCGTCACCGCCGACGAAGCCCACCTGTGGGAAGACCCGAACGCCCCCATGTTCATCCGCGCCGAGCAGCCCGCAGCGGCCAGCCTCGGCGTGCTGTTCGTGGTGTACAGCTACTTCGCCTACACGTTCGGTCGCTACCCGAGCGCGATGGGCAAGATCAGCGGCACCGGCCTGGTGACCCCCACGTTCTGATCCTGATCAGTCGGCCCCGTCCCCACCACCTTTGGGTGGTGGGGCACCGACGCCAACTGACCGATTCAAGGAGTCCCCATGTCCGACATCGACGCCCTGCTCGAGGAACGACGCGGCTACGTCGCCCGTGGCCTCGCCAACCGTGTTGCCGCAGTCGACGCCCAGCTTGCGCTGCTCGGCCACAAGGTCGCGAAGCCGACCGAACGTGCCGACAGTGCACCGGCCGAGAACGCCGCACAGGCTGACGCCGCCAAGCGTGGCCACGGCCGCCCCCGCAAGAACGAAGCCTGAGAGGCGGTGACCCGTGTCGAGCTATGTGCTGATTGACGAGTTCTCGGAATACATCCGCGACCAGGTCGCAGCATCCGACGACACCGTCATCCAGGCTGCGTTGAACTCGGCCGAAGAAATGATCGAAGAGTTCTGCGCTCGGTCGTTTGTTGTCGCATCAGCCAGTTCGGCCCGGTCGTACTCGCCCGACGCACAGTGGTCCGACATTCTCCGCATCCATGACTGCACGTCGATCGTGTCGGTTGTGGAGAACGGCACCACGTTGACGGCAGGCACCTATCAGGCCGAACCGTTGAACCAGTTGTCGTGGTCCGGTCAGGCTCGCCCGATCAACCAGCTTCGCCGCTACGGGTCAACCTGGTATCACAACTATGGCAAGTCGACCGTCGTCGTCACCGCCACATGGGGATGGAGTTCCACACCCAGCGCCGTGAAGGACAGTACAAAAATTATCGCCAAAGACATCCTGCAGCAGCGCAACAACAACAGTGGCGTGGCCGGCTTCGGTGAGTACGGATCAATTCGGGTGCGCATGAACCCGATCGCCATTGACCTGCTGAAGCCGTTGAAGCGTGTCGAAGCATTCGGTGTGGCGTGAACACGAAGACGATCAGGGAAGCGATCGCTACTCGCATCCAACAGTTGTGCGGCCTGACCGCCTACCCATTCGACGTCGCGTCGACCGTGTACCCGCGAGCGATCGTCATGCCCGCATCGCCTGCCGTTGAATACCACTCGTCGTTCGGGCGTGGGCTCAGTGTCCTGTTGTTCGACGTCGAGGTGCGCACCGTTGCCGCCGACCCGGTGTCGGCGCAGGTGGCACTGTCAAAGTACATCGACGCCGGCACCGGCGAAGCGTCATCGGTGATCGACGCGCTTGAGCTTGTCAGCGTCGGCGCTCTCACGCCGAACCTTGACGGTGCTGTCGAAAACGTCATGGTCGAAAACGTGCAGGTCGCCCCCGGCCTACAACTCACCGAAGGCCCGATCGAGTTCACCGCCACGTTCCGTGTGCAGGTGCTTGCCAGGAGGAACTGATGGCCGTCTACAGCCAAACCAACGTCGGCATCTACATCGACGCTCTCGCCGTGAACGGATTCGCCAGCGAACTGTCATTGACCGCCACCGCTGACGAACTGGAATTCACCACGTTCGCATCGGGTGGCTGGCGGCAGAAACGTGCCGGTCTCGCCAACTACATGGCCGACGTGAAGGGCTTCCAGGACTACGCCGCCACTGGCGTCGATCCGGCGTTCCCCGTGTCCGGTCTCGGTGGTTCGTCGACGATCACTGTCGCCCCGACCGGTGGCGCTGCGGTTGCCGACCCGGCGTTCTTCGGGTCCGGTGTACTCACCCAGTACACGCCGCTGACCGGTGCCGTCGGCGAGCTCGCCAAGTTCGACTTCGGCTGGTCCGGTTCGGCGCAGCTGGTGCGCGGCCAGATGCTGCACCCGGTCGCCGCCCGCACCGCGACCGGCAACGGCACCACCACCACGTTCACGACCCCGACCGCAACGCAGGCGCTCTACGCCTCGTTCCATGTGCAGTCGGTGACCGGCACCGGCTCGATCGTGTTCACCGTTCAGACCGACGACAACTCCGGCATGACGACTCCGACAACCCGTCTCACGTCGTCGACCTTCACCGGTGTCGGTGCAGGCACCGCATCGCTCGCTGGTGCGCTCGCAGGCGAAACGCACATCCGTGTCGTCTACACGATCACCGGTTTCTCGTCGGTGACTTTCGCGGTCGCCGCTGGCGTCCTCTGATCTCCATACCCCTTCACCCTTAGGAGAACCACATGGCAACCTTCGCTCTCACCGGCGCAACCATCCTTATCGGTGCCGGCTGGACCGGCACCGCCCCCGGCGACCCCGGCACCCAGACGGTGTCGGGCACGATCACGTCGTCGACCGACATCTCGACGATGGTGTCGTCGGTTGAGTTGGGCCTGTCGGCCGACGAACTTGACTTCACGAACTTCGGTTCGGGCGGATGGCGGCAGAAGATCGCCGGCATTAAGATGGGCACGTTGTCGCTGACGTTCAACCAGGACTTCGCTGCCAGCAAGGTCGACGCCCTGTTCGGCATCGGCGGCTCAGTGATCCCGTTCGGCGGCATTGGCACCTACTACGTGGACATCAAGCCCACGTCGTCGGCCCGCAGCGCCACGAACCCGTCGTACGTCGCGCAGTTGGTGCCGATCGCGTACACGCCGCTGTCGGGTGGCGTTGGCGTGCTCGCTCAGGTGCAAATCCAGATCCCGACCACCGGCCAGGTCGCACGTCTGACCGCCTGATGGCACAGAGTCTCGGGGCGTTTGCGAAGAAGATCGAACGCGTCGGCGACGAGCTCAACGGCGAGGCTGCACGCAAGCGGCTCACTCGCGTCGCTGTAGAGACGAAGAAGGATGTCGACGAAGCCGTCAGGGGCGACCTGGGCGACACGTCCATGTCAGGGTGGCGCAGGGGTAAGCCCTTTGACATCAAGGGCCGCTTCGACATCAAGAGCGACACCGAGTTTGAGGTCAACCCGGTTCCTCGAGGTCGCGGCCCGATGCGTGTATTGGAGCAGGGCCGAAACCAGGGTGGTGCTGGCGGCTTCCACGGCCCCGGTGTCGCTCAACGCGACGGCAAAAATGTCTTGGCTGGCGAAACCGCACGCAACAAGAACGGCAAGCTCCGCAAGGTCCGCACGTTCAAGGCAAAACGGTGGAATGGTCGCACCCAAGGCAAGGGCACCTGGTCTGACGCTGTCGGACTGATGCAGGACCGGGTGCCGGCCCGCATCGCCAAGCAGCTCCACAAAGACCTGTCG